CTCCCGGCGTTAATCAAGCGTATGAGGGAACGTTAGCTAGCGGAGGCGGTCAAGGTGTTGATCCTGCATCTGTGCGGACTGGCAAGACTACTTTGGGCGGTACATAATGTTATATGAAGATGTTACTCATTACATGAAATCATCGCCTTTGCTTTTATCCAAGCAGGGCGATGAACCATCTGGCGAAAATAACCTCATGGAGTATGAAGTCTGGAGTTCCATGAGTGAACATCTAACATCTAAGCTTTTGTCTTTGTACGCATGGCGACAGACATGGTGGAGCACTAATTGGAATGACATTGCTAGGTATATTGCGCCTAGGCGTTCTTTGTTTACGACGCAAGCCTCTGGCGGATTGCCAACGCCTAATTCTATGATGCGCGGGATACCTATTAACAATGCGATTGTTGATCCAACAGCGACATTAGCTTTAAGATATTGTGCTGGTGGTTTAGCAAGTAACTTGGCAAAGCCTAGCGCACCATGGTTTAAGATTATGGCGATGTTGCAAGGTTCAAGCATTGATTCAGATGCGCGTAAGTGGGTTGAAGATACTGAAAACCGAATGTATGGGGTTTTGAGTATAAGTAATTTCTACAACGCTTTTGTTCAAGAATGTGAAGATATTGCAGCTTATGGAACATCTCCTGCCATAATATATGAAGATGAACAAAGCGTTATACGAGTGCACGTTCCATGTATTGGAGAGTATTACTTGGATGTTGATGCCTCTAATAGAGTAACTGGATTATATCGTCTTATACTAATGACCACGGCACAAATGGTGGACTTCTTTGGTATTAACTATGTTAATAATGAGGTTGCTAAGCTGTGGAAGGGCAAGGGTGCGGGTTTACAAACTGAACATATTGTTGCCCATGCTATTGAGCCTAATTATTCGGTTGGATCAAATAAGGATTGGAAGCTACCTGGCGGGTTCCCATGGCGTGAGGTATATTGGATGTATGGGGATGCTGGGAAGCAGCCTTGTGCGGTTAGGGGATTTTGGGATCAGCCTTTTAGTGCTAGTAGGTGGGCAACGCAGGGGAATGATGCGTATGGTAGATCGCAAGGCATGGACGTTATTCCTGATGTGAAGCAATTACAGGTTATGACGCGACGTAAGGCGGAGGGTATTGAGAAGCAATTTCGACCGCCAATGATTGCGGATGAGAAGCTTAAGAATCAGCCTAGCAGTGGTTTACCTGGTCATGTGACATATATGCCTGGTTTGGATGCTCATAATGGCATGAGATCAATTTATACTGTGAATCCTGATATTAAGGCGTTGTCTGCTGATATACAGTCGATACAACAAAGGATTGAGCGGGGATTTTTTAAAGACATATTTATGGCTATTAGCAATTTACAAGGCGACCAAAGGACTGCAACGGAGATACAAGCGAGACGGGCGGAAGCAATGCAGGTTTTGGGGCCTGTTGTTGAGAATTTGATTACGGAGAATTTGAGACCTAAGTTAAAGCGCATCTTTTCTATTATGAAGCGCAAGGGTCTTATTGATCCTATGCCAAAGAGTCTTGTTGGTGTTCCGCTTGGTTTTGATTTTGTTAGTAGTCTTGCATTAGCACAGAAGGCTTCTAGTATTGGAGCTATGGAGCGTGCTGCAAGCTTGATTGGTAACTTATCGTCTGTATTTCCTGATGCACGTGATAAACTTGATGTTGACGATTTTATTGATGAAGCGTTTGCGATGATGGGCACACCTGCTACGATACTTCATGATAAGGATTTTGTTAAGAATGTTCGTGATGAAAGAGCTAAGCAACAACAGGCTGTTCAGGCACAAGCGCACATGGCACAGGCAGCACAGACGGCACAGACTGGAGCACAAGCCGCTAATGTATTATCAAACACGACAGTTGGGGCTGGGAAAACTGCACTTGACGCCATGATCGGGTCGTGATATTTCATACTTAGGTATATTAACCAAGGTATAAGGACTTTAATATGAAATTGAAAGAAAATGAAGGTGATCCTAGGACGCAAGTTGTTGTAGGCATTGAGTTATTATCTGCATTAAACCAAGCTATAGGAGGTGCGGAGCAGATGTGTTTTCAGCGTCGTGATCCTAGGTTTCTACTTATAAGAGATGGATTATATGCTGTTAAACAAGTTTGCATTGAGACTCTTCCTAAGAGCATAATCGTTGGAGAACGCGAGAAGAAAGTGATGTTGGTGAAATAGCATGTCAATGACAACGCAAGAATCGTTTGAGAGATTGATTGAAGGTTTATGTTGTGCCGCTTCATGCTGTAGAGAGCTTGGGGTTATGACTAAGATCGGGGCTTGGGGTGATTTATCAAAACAATTATTGATTACGGCTAATAAGAGCAAAGAGATGTATAAAGAAAAGCCATTATCTGAGTTTCAGGTTTTAAAGCTTGTGACGGAGATTGAGGACGCACAGAAACTTGCGTCTATGATGAGGTAATATGTTTGATGATAATGAAGATCAACTAACAGATTCATTTGATGCGAATGATCCTGATTCTATTATTGAAGCTGAGAAAGAATCCTTACGTTTAAGGAACAAGAAGTTACGCATTATTGAATCAATTATGAATGATGAAGATGGCAGAGCATGGATGTTTGATTTTCTTGATTCTAACTGTCATATTTTTTCTGAAAACTCCCTTAATGGAACAATAGAGCGCAATGCGAAGTTTGAAGGTGAGAGGGCTGTTGGGTTACGTGTCCTTTCTCAAGTTATGGAGGTATCTCCTGAGATGTTTTGGAAGATGAGAATGGAAGTTCTCGAACGAGAAAAGGCAAAGAAATGAAGTTGAGCAGTAGAGAGAAAGAGATTTTACAGCTTGTATCTGAGGGAAAGTCATATAAGCAAGTTGCATATTTCCTTGGTATTTCCATACCGATGATAAAGGTCTATGTTAGAAATGCTAAGGATAAATTGGGGGCTATTAGTTGCAGTCATGCTGTTGCGATCTTTGTGACTATACCAAGGGATACTATACCTTAATTAGGTAGCTAAATTCGTTTTCTTTATATATTGTTCCAGTATCAGCATTGTGAAATGCCGAGTCCCTTAGATGGAACTTTAATGACTGAAGAATCTATTGTATCTGCACCAGTGTCGTCTGCGCCTGTTGAGTCTTCTCAGGTTTCTGTAGAGTCTTCTGCGCCATCTGTTGATGTTACTTCTTTGCAACCTTCTACTATAGAAGCAGTTGCGACTGAGACAAAGCCTATTCTTGCGGTTGATAATACTGTTGTTGAGCCTAGCAATGATGTTGCTAAAGATGCTCCTATAGTCGAACCAGAAACACTTCCTCTTCCTAACTATGAGTTCACGTTACCAGAGGGCGTGGTGACGGATAATCCTAATTTCAAGCAGTTTACTGAGAAACTAGGTAGTTTGCAGAATCTATCAAAGGCTGAACAAGCTGTTATGCAGAAGTTTGGTCAAGAGATGATCGACATGCATATTGCTGAAATTCAATCTGTTCTTAAAAGCCAGAACACCGCCTCATGGGATTGGTTTAACAACCGTAACAAAGAGTGGATGGAAAGTTCAAAGAATGATCCCGTTATTGGTGGCGATAACTTTGAAGCCACGACAGATGCGGCGATTAAAGCCATAAGACTTTATGGCGGTAGCAAAGCTCAGCAAAATGAACTTGCAAAAGTTCTTCAAGAAACTGGTGTTGAAAATCATCCTAGTTTGTTGAGGTTATTGTCTAATGTTACCAGAGTGGCGGCACGAGAAGGATCGCCAACAACATCTAAAGTAGTTCCAGTTCAACCATTTAACCCCGCAAACGCTATGTACGGCGGATCAACAAAGTAATAGGAGAATAAAATGACGGCAATGTTTGCAAACCAAAACCCTAATCTATACGACTGGTCACAAATGATCGACCCTAGTGGGAAGATCACCTATATTGTAAATTTAATGGCTCAATGCAATAACGTTGTAGAAGACGCTATCGCAAAACCAGGCAACCAACCGATGGGTCATGAAGTATCTTTGCTGACTGGTTTGCCACAACCAAGCTGGAAGCAAAATAACGTTGGTATTGCATCTACTAAGCCTCTTTTTGGGAAAGAGAAGTTCAGCATTGGTATCTTGCGTGATTACGGGATGGTTGATAAGGATGAAGCCGAACTGAACGGAGAGGTTGCCAATTTCCGTTTGCAACAGGCTAAACCTCACATGCAAGGTATGGCACAAAAGGTTGCTAGTTCAATCTTCTATGCCAATGAGCTAACAGTCCCATCTTCAACGACTGGTTTGACGCTATACTACAACTCTCTTCAAACATCCATATCAGCTACTGCTGCTAATGTTATTCCTGCTGGCGGTACAGGTAGTTCAAATGCCTCCTTGTGGCTTGTTGGATGGAGCGATGAAGGTGGAACTTGCTTGTTGTTCCCTAAAGGTTCTGCAGCTGGTCTTGTTCATGAAGACAAGGGAGACATTGTTCCTTTGTATGACGTTAATGGTCTTCGTTATGAAGGCTATACAGATGTCTTCACATGGAAGATGGGTGTTGGCATTGAGAACTGGCAGTTTAACTCGCGTATCTGCAACATTGATACGACAACGGCCGCTGGTGGTATTCTATCAACAACGCCTCCTGATCTATTTGCACTGATGAGTGCGGCCGTAAACTTCATGCCTCATACAACGCCACGTGGATCTGGCATTGTAAAAACTGACGATCCAAATGGGAACATTGGTCATAAGTTCGCATGGTATCTCAACCGTACTCTAAAAACGGCGTTGGAAATCCAAGCTATTCGTAATAAGAACACACTTGTAGGACCTACGGAGTATCATGGTGAGCCTGTAGTTCAATGGCGTGGTATTCCTGTACGTTTAAATGACCAAATGATTAACAATGAAACGGTTGTTTCGTAATCAACTAACAAAGGAGAGAAAAGATGGCATATTTAGAAGGTCAGGTCGTAGGGACATCTAATACAGCCCTATCTGTGGCTCAATCGGTAAGCGGTACGAATACAACCGTTAAGTCAACTAATGTTTTTGACGTAGCTGGGTCTGGCGTTGGAACTACCCCTTCCATGGTAGGACCTGTCACTGGGAACGTTGGATCGTTGGTTCTTGGTGGTGCAACAGCTCTTGGAACAGATTTTGGAGCAGGTCAAGGTGTAGCCCATCCAGGTGTTTTGTTCACTGTTACAACGACAGGAACTGGTAGCGGTACTATTTCATTCGGTGTTGAAGCTGCACCTGACAGCGGGACTGGAACTGAAGGAACATACACATTGCTATCAACAACTGGCGGTTTTGTCGGTACAACGTTGTTAGCAGGTACAACTCCATTTCAATACTTCTTGCCATTGAGTGAAGTTCCGCCTACATTCGTAGGAAGACCTCGGTTTTATGCAGCGTTATATACTATTGTAGGAACTGCTGCTGTATC